CGCTTGGCGGGAATATGACCGGATCAGGCACCATCAACGGCGTGTCCATAGGACAGAGCGTTGCTGGTGCTGGATCGTTTACAACATTATCGGCATCAGGCAACACGACGTTCACTAACGCGCCGGTGCTGTCATCCTTAACCGCTTCCCAAGCCGTATTCACCACTTCGGGTAAAGCACTAACAAGTAACGCCATAACGGGTACGGGTAACGTGGTGATGTCGGCTTCACCGACACTGACGGGAACGATTAGCGCAGCAGCGGCTACGTTATCAAGCGACCTAACCCTCTCCGGCGGCACCGCCAACGGCGTTGGCTACCTCAACGGCAGCAAGGTGCTGACCACGGGGAGTGCGCTGACGTTTGATGGGACGAGTACCCTTGCGATTGCAGGTACAGTGCCAGTTATTGCACTTAATGGATCAGCTACGACTGGAATGCGTGGGGTTGACTTTCAGTATTCTGGAACGTCATACGGTGATATCAAGTTAAACGTAAATAGCGGCGAACTGGAAATCGTGTCCGGTCAGGCTGGTCAGTCTGGTTATTTCCAAACATTCAAAATTAACGGCTCCGAACAAATGCGCCTGACCAGCACTGGTCTGGGCATCGGGACGAGTTCGCCTTCGCAGAAACTGGATGTGCGTGGTAGCGTTTATGTGCAACGGGACACCAATCCGACAAATGCGCTGGCAGTGCAACTGACGAACCAAACGACGACATCCAACAACGGATGCAGGCTGTCATTTGATGCCTACAACATTGGATCATCTGCTCTTGGAATTCCAAGTGATAGCGCTTCTTTGGCGTTTTACACCGGAGGCGTAACCACCGAACGCATGCGCCTCGACTCCTCCGGCAACCTCGGCCTCGGGGGAAGTGCCACCCGCGCAACTACTGTCGGCACAGCGGTACTCAACATATTCAACGGTACGGCTCCAGTAGGCACGCTTACAAATGGCATAAGTCTTTATTCGTCTAGCGGTGAAGCCTATGTGATGGATGCGGCTGGTAACGCAACACTATTCTCGCCCCACGATGTCGAAACAAACGAGTGGGTTTTCAAGTCTAAACACACACCAACGGGCAAAGTATTAAAGATTGATGTAGAAAAACTCTTGCGCTTTGTGAACGATCACTTTGGTCTTGATGCTGTTCACGAATTTGTTGAAAGATAACTTTGTAAAGGAACCATCATGGCAATCACATACAACTGGAACATCTCCGTTCTCAATTGCATCCCACAGACCGCCGAAGGTGCGGATTACGTTGTCACAGCCCACTGGCAATGCACAGGCACAGATGGCACTTACACAGGACAGGTCTACAGCACTTGCTCATTTCCTGTGGTGCAGGGGACGAGCTTCGTGCCTTACGCCGACCTGACTCAGGATCAAGTTTTGGGCTGGTGCTGGGCCAACGGTGTCGATAAGGACGCAACCGAAGCAGCAGTGGCTCAGAATATTGAGAACCAGATCAATCCACCAATCATCTCCCCCGCACTTCCTTGGGCAGCGTAACTATGAACCCTGTACAGATCAAATTAGAACTTACGCTTGATGAAGTCAATGCAGTGATGGGCGCACTAGGAAACATGCCTTACGCACAGATCGCGCCACTCGTTGAGAAGATCAAAGAGCAAGCGGTTCCGCAGTTGCCGGTTCCTGCGCCAAAAGAAGAAGTTTCTGTGTGATGAGGTTTGGATATGACTTCAGCCGACAACGAATCAGTCCGACGCATTGAGGTTCACGAGGCAGTGTGCGAAGAACGCTATTCACAGATCAACGCCAGACTAAAACGACTGGAAATGATCGTGATGACGACGGCTGGAACGATCATCATTTTGCTATTGAATTTGGCGCTCAAGCTGAAGTAAGCGCCCAGCAAATCATCAGAGTATGGAAGCCATTACAGACGCCATCGGAAAACTCTGGTACCTCGGCGCAGCCGTTGTGGCGATTGCCGCGTACGCGGTAACCATCAAGGTGCGCCTTGATTATCTTGAGAAGAATTACGACAAACAAATCACGGCGCTATGGGACAAGATTAATGATCTAACGGAAAAGTGCCAAGGGGCGAACTAGCATGATGACACTCTTATCCACGCTCCTGTCATTCTTAGCCGGTGGCGTTCCAAAGTTGCTGGACCTTTGGCAGGACTCAAAGGATAAGGCGCACGAGTTGGAACTTGCCCGTATGCAAAATGAGCGTGAGCGTGAGTTAGCCGCCATGGGATTGCTAGCGCAACAGCGCATTGAGGAAATCCATACCGAGCAAGTTGCTATGCAAACCCAAGCCGATGAAATGAAAGCGCTCTATGCGCATGACATTGCCATTGGCGAAGGAACAAGTCAGTGGGTCAAAAACGCCAGAGCGTTAGTGCGTCCTGTGTTGACCTATGGCATGTTCATGTTGTTAGTGTTTGTTGAGATTGGCGGATTCTGGTACGCCTGGACAACAAACGTTCCATTCGATCTGATGCTGGATCAGCTATGGGATGACGATACGCAACAGATTTGGGCGGCGATTGTAGCGTTTCACTTTGGATCACGAGCCTTTGCAAAATGATCAGCCCAGCCGCCATAGCGATGATCAAGCATCACGAAGGTGTGCGCGTGCGCCCTTATCGTTGTCCGGCTTTGCTTTGGACTATTGGCGTAGGGCATGTCATTGATCCAAGCCACATCAATGTCAAAATCGAAGAGCGTAAAGCCTTACCCATTCCACAAGGTTGGGACCGCACGTTGTCTATGGCGGAAGTTGATGAGATTCTTACAAAAGACTTGCAACGCTTTAAGGCTGGCGTATTACGATTATGTCCTGCTGGTCTTACTCAGCCTCGCCTTGATGCACTCATCAGCTTTTCGTTCAATGTTGGATTAGGTAGCTTACAGCGCTCAACACTTAGGATGCGCCATAATCGTGGCGACTATACGGAAGCTGCGCAAGCGTTTAGAATGTGGACAAAAGCAGGCGGGAAAGAGTTGCCTGGGCTAGTCAAACGCCGCCGTGATGAAATGGCCCTCTACATGAGCAACTGACATGCCACTTATTCCCATCAAACTTCCTCCTGGTGTATACCGAAACGGTACAGAGTATCAATCGCAAGGGCGATGGTATGACGCCAATCTTGTTCGCTGGTTTGAAGGAACGCTTCGTCCTATGGGCGGATGGCGTAAATGGTCAAATAACCAAGTGAGCGGCGTTCCGCGTGGCATGTATGCGTGGCGCGATAACTCATCCAATGTTTGGTTGGCCGTTGGATCAGCATCAAAACTTTATGTTTACCAAGGCGATGGCGATTACGCAGACATTACGCCAACCGGTTTTAGCGCCGGACGGACTGATGCAACAGGATCTACGGGTTATGGAAACGGTGATTATGGCGAGCAAGCCTACGGTGTTGCGCGCATTCCTGCGAGCAATTCTGGCGTACTTCCCGCCACTACATGGTCGATGGATAACTGGGGTCAATACCTTGTGGCGTGCTCTGACTACGATGGAAAACTTTACGAGTGGCAGCTTGATTTTGCAACGCCAACTGATGCTGCGGCGATTACGAATGCGCCAACCGGATGCAAGGGGTTGGTTGTAACCGACGAACGTTTTTTGTTTGCGCTTGGCGCTGGCGGCGATCCACGCAAAGTTGCTTGGTCGGATCAAGAGGACAACACAACATGGACTGCCGCCGCCAATAACCAGGCCGGTGATTTCATTCTTTCAACGCCAGGATCTATTGTCTGTGCAAGGCGCGTTCGTGGCGGTGTTTTAATCCTCACCGATGTTGACGGGCACTTTGCGCAATACCAAGGGCCGCCGTATGTTTATGGATTTGAAAAAGTTGGCACAGGTTGCGGCGCTGTAGGTGTTCTTGGCATCGCTGCTGCGGATACGTTTGCGGCATGGATGGGGTCATCAGGGTTTTGGCTTTTTGATGGTTACATCAAACCATTGGCGTCCGACGTATCCGATTATGTGTTCAAGAACATCAACAGAAATCAAATCAGCAAAGTAAGCGCGGTTCATAACTCACGTTTTGCCGAGATTGTTTGGTTCTATCCATCGTCCGAAAGCAACGAAATAGACTCTTATGTTGTTTGGAATTATCGGGAAAATCACTGGACGATTGGCTCGCTAGCGCGAAGCGTTGGCACCGGTCAAGGTGTGTTTACATCGCCATTGATGGCATCAGTGGATGGTTACGTCTATGAACATGAAGCCGGTTGGGATTATGACGGTGCAGTGCCTTACGCTGAATCCGGCCCCTATCAAATAGGTATGGGCGACAACGTTATGATTGCTGATCGTTTAGTGCCTGATGATTTAACACTTGGCGATGTCACGGCGACATTCAAGTCGCGCTATTACCCAACATCCATTGAGACAACGCACGGTCCTTACAATCTCGCTAACCCAACATCGGTTCGCTTGCAGGGTAAGCAGATTAAGGTTCGCGTAACGGGCAACAACAATACCGATTGGCGGGTTGGGATTATGCGATTTAACGCCAAACAAGGTGGTATGCGATGAAGCTGCCAAGACCGTCGCCAAATTATGATCAAGTTGAAGAGTTGACTTTTCGACGTTCGCTTGAACTGGCCGACGCTTTGAACCGCAAGAAGAACGCCAATATTGAATTAGGTCAGGATGAATTGCTAATCATTCGCTCGCCAAACGGATCAAGGTTTTACTTGGCCGTTTCTAATCTTGGCGTCCTTAGCGCAACAAGTATGTAAGGAAAAATTATGGCTATTCCAGCATTACCATCTAACTGGGGAGTACCAGGCGGACCTTATTACGAAGCGCAAGATAAGGTTAATTGGTTCAAAGCCAATGGCGTAACCACTTATGATTTGCTTCAAGCCGGTTGGATTGCGCCTGATGAGACATGGTGGTTTGAACAAAGAGGCATGGGATCTGGAGAGCCTCCAGAGCAACCGGTTGCGAGACAGCCAGAACCAGAACCGGCTCCGGTTGTTATGGCTGAGCCAGAGGGATTGCTTTATGAGCCTGAACCCGTTTATGTTGCTCCGCAACAGAATACGGGGTTAATTGATGATGAACGGCCGATAACCTCGCCAAGGCAAACTATCCAAGCGGAGCCTGAACCCGCTCAAACAAGAGCGCAGCCAGCGCAAGAGCCTTCAACCATTCTTAATCCGTTTGGCAAATATTCGTGGAATACAGCATCCCCATTGGCGACAAAACAGACGCTTGTGCGCCAAATGCTTGCCGATGGTTATAGCGTTCAACAGATTAGGGATGAAATAACACGGCTTGAGCCTGATCAAACTGCACTTACCGAATCAAACTTTGAGTTGCTCGGATTGCCAAAGCCGGTTGCAGCGGCACCAGCAACGCCAGCAACCATTGATCGTGGCACAACCATAAGAACGCAACAAGATTCAACGGGATCGGTTGTTCCTGCTGCAACGCCTGCTGCAACGCCTGCTGCATCTACAGCGCCGCAATCGTCAACCATTCTTAATCCGTTTGGTCAATACACTTGGGATCGCGCTGGATCGTTGCAAAGCAAACAGCAACTTGTTCAGCAAATGCTTTTTGATGGCTTTACGCCACAACAAATAAGAAATGAGATTGCCCGTCTTGATCCAACGCCTGTTACTGAAACGCAGTACGGTTTACTTGGGCTTACGCTTCCGGCTTCACCGCCAACAGTAACGCCTGCAACGCAACCACAGCAACCTCAGCAACCTCAACCGTCAAGGACAGTGCAGATATTTGGGCTTGATTGGAACCGTGATGCGTCGCTTGAAACTAAGCGTGGTTATGTGCAGCAATTGCTTGCTAGCGGTTACTCACCAGCGCAAATCCGCAGCGAAATAGTGCGCCTTGATCCAACGCCCGTTGAGGCCACATCTTTTGAGCAACTCGGCATACCTATTCCAACAACTGGAAGAAGCGCTACCGAGCGCACAGGCGCAACGCGCCTAGAGTCCGGTGAAATGCAATACAACATTGCACCCATATCGCAATATCAACAAAGGTCAGCCCTTGCTCCGGTTGGGTTACTTAACTATGGATTCGGGCCAGAGCAAGGTTTGTTTACCGACGTTCCAACAAGGCCTGAAACGCTTCAAACGCAGCAATCCAATCTTGCCGCTATGCAAGCCGCTGCGCCGACCGCCACTGCCGTTAGAGGGTTGCTTGATCGTGGATTGCTAACAAATCAAGCGCCAACCGCTGGCGTATTGGCGGCTAATCAAGCGCTCATGAATCAAGCGCGTCAAGTATCAACGGGAACGGCGCTGGATAAAGCGGCTTTTTACAACAATTTGCGCAGCCAAGGTATGGGCGATCAGCAAATCCAAAATATTGTTGGATCGTCCATTGGCTACCAAACACCGCAAGATTGGAATTATTTACGCCAACTCGGCCAAACAGTCCAAATGGCGCCGCAACTCCAGCAAAGAACCATGGAAGGTAAGGCCTCTTACTTTAACGATTTGCTCAATAGCGGTTTGAATTACGATCAGGCTTTAAGCGTCATCAATACCGGCGTTGGTCAGCAAAGCAACGAAGATTTGTTGGCGCTAGCAAGGCTTGCTTCAGCGCAACGCTCACAGCCAACCGCCATGGCTAATACAGCGCCTGGTGCGTTTAGCCAAGGGCTTTTGGCTGGCGGATTCCCGTCGGTAGCCGGTCAAACTTTACTTGGTTTTGGCGCATGAACTTGGCGGATTTGCCTCACTGGGAACGGTGCAAGCCATTCATTGAGGCTGCGTTGCAATTTGCGCAGGGAACACATACTATTGATGACATCAAAGAGGCTATTGATGACCGGCGTATGCAGTTTTGGCCTGGTCAGCACTCCGCTATCATTACCGAGATCCAAGTTCATCCGCGTAAAAAAGTTTTGCACTTTTTCTTAGCTGGCGGAAAACTGGAAGAACTCTCGATGATGCGACCCATTATTGAATCATGGGCGCAACAAATTCAATGCGACATGATTACGCTCTCCGGTAGGCGCGGTTGGGTTCGATCATTCTTGGCGAAATCAGACTATCAAGAACGTTGGACGGTTATGTCCAAGGAGTTAGAAAAATGAGTAAAAGCGGTGGTGGATCCGTATCGCGTGTTGAACTTGATCCTGAGTTCAAGGCGGCAGCGCTTGATGTTTATGGACGCGCTCAGGAAGTAGCGAATCAACCCTACACGCCATATCAAGGCGCGAGAATTGCCGCACCAACCGCTGCCATGACAGCGGGTTTGCAACGATTAGCGCAAGTTGAACCTACTGCCGCCACAACCATGGGTTTGCAACAGTTAGCGCAAGCCGGTCAAACTGGCCCAGGAACCGCAACCATTGATTACGCCACATCGCTAGCGATGCAACCAACCGGTATTGCGCAAAACATTGGGCAGTTTACCAACCCATTCCAGACGCAAGTAATCAACACCGCGTTGCAAAACATTGAGATGCAACGCCAACAGCAGCAACTTGGCAACCAAGCAGCTGCCACACGCGCCCGTGCCTTTGGCGGTTCGCGCCAGGGCGTGCAAGAGGCGCTCACTAATCAGGCTGCGTTAATGGCAGCAGGACAAACCGCTGGCAACTTGGCGTTTCAAGGATTCGGGCAAGCCGCTCAACTGGCGCAACAAGATGTTGCGGCTCGCCAAGCGCAAGCTGCGCAACTGGCGGGGCTTGGAGGCCAACAACAAGCCATACGCAGTCAACAGGCGCAGCAACTTTTAACTGCTGGAGGCATTGAGGATGCCTTGCGCCAACAACAGGCGCAACAACTCATGCAAGTTGGCGGCGCTGAACAGGCCACACAACAAGCGCAACTTGATTTGGCTTATCAAGACTTTCTACGCCAACAGCAATACCCGTTGCAACAACTTGGTATTTTGCAGGCAGGTCTTGGTCAGTTTCCTGCGCAGAATCAACAGGTTAATGAGCAAAGAATGTCTACGGGCCAACAAATTGGTCAAGGCGTTAGCACGTTGGCGTCATTGGCGTACCTATTTTCCGATCGGCGAATGAAAGAAAACGCCGACAAAATGGAATCTCCATTGTCTAAGCTAGGCCAAATTACAGGTTACGACTACAACTACAAAGGCGATCTAACGCCAACAGGTGGTGTGATGGCGCAAGATGTTAGAAAGGTTATGCCAAGTGCAGTGGCAGCACGCGAAGACGGCATGATGGCGGTTAACTATCCACAAATCACGGGCTTGTTGGTTGAAGCGGTTAAAGAGCTTGACCGCCGCACAAGGGGATAATTATGGCGTTGCTTGATTTTTTTACCGGCGGTCCTGAGATACCTGATGCTGGTGCCATGTATGCTGCACCACCGAGTTTTATGGACCGTCTTGGGGCTGGCTTGGAACGTTTTGGCGCAGGGCTTGATCGAGCATCGCAATACCCTGGATTGCCATCCATGCCCATGGATGAAGAGGAGCGGCGCAGGCAACGGTTTATGACACTTGCGCAGTTAGGCTCAACCGTTGCCCGTGGCGGCACACTTGCTGAAGGCTTGCAAGGTGTTCAGCAGCAGGGGTTGCAGCGTCAACTAATGCAAATGCAACTCAACGAGCAACAACGAAAATTGCTTGAAACACAGCAATTGGCGCAGCGTATGGCTGGATTACGCCAACGCTTGCAAGGTATGCCAACCGAAATAACGCCATCTATGGCACTTGCCGGAGGCGGTGGCCCAACGGAAGCGGCGGCACAAAGAATTGGGCAGCCAATCAGTCCGGATGCTCAACAGCAAATGCGAGCAAACATTTTGCGTAGCGTAGCATCAGAGTTGGCGTTAGAACCAGGTGGTGCCGCGCAAGCAAAGGCTTTAACTGATCTTGCTAAAGACCTTGGTGAAGTAGAAAAACCAATAGTACTTGCACCTGGTGGTGTTGCAGTGTCAAGAACTGGTGTGCCAATTGCGTCAGCGCCATTTAAGCCGGAAGAGGCTAAGCAATTAAACTTTGAGCAACGTGTTTTACAAGACCCGACGTTTGCCACTAGTCCGGCAGGATTGGCATGGTTAAGAGTAAAAAAAGAACTTGCTGAGGCTGGAAGACCAGCAACAAACATAAGCGTTTCAACCGGAGCAACGTTTGGCGAAGCGGTTGCAAAATCAACAGCCGCCATGGCTGGAGATCAAGTTCAACAAGCTCAATCAGCCGCATCTCAAATAGAAAACAGCAATCGCGTAAGGGCATTGCTTGATCAAGGTGTGATTAGTGGGTTTGGCGCGAATGGCTTACTGAAGTTAGGGCAGGCAGCTCAAACGCTTGGCTACAAACAAGATGATCCAAGAATTGCAAACACCGCTACATTGATACCGCAATTAGCGCAACGCACACTAAATAACGCGTCGAAGATGAAAGGCGTCTTATCTGATTCTGACATCTTGTTACTTACTAAAGTTTCTAACGCTGATATTTCTGTTGGCGAGGCAGCATTACGCCAAGCGCTTGACATTTCAGATCGTGTAGATCGTGAATCCATAAAACGCGGAAGAGCTGCCGCGCAAACCATTCTTGCTACACCAGGCATGAGTCAATTCACGCCGCTTTATCAAATTCCTGAGCCTAAACCTTACGAAAAACAAGTTACGGTGCAAGGCAAAAGCATGACGGCTAAGCAAGGTGCTGATGGCAATTACTATGTGACTGTTGGCGGAAAACGATACCGTGTCGAGGAATAAACCATGGCCGAAGTTAGATTGATCCCAGTTGACGAGGAAGAAAAGCGCGATGTGCGTTTAATTCCTGTTGAATCACCGCGCATGGAACGTCCACCATCGCCAACGATTGCGGAGCGCACTATTCGTGGATTTTTGGACGTTGGGCAAGGCATCAAGCAACTGTACTTAATGGCAAAAGACCCTGAAGAAGCTGCTAAGTACACACAACAGGTCAACCGTGATTTGGCGATATATGAAGCCGCCATAGGTACTGCGCAACCACCTAGCATTTATGGCGAGCGTGGTATGCGCACCGATGCAGGACCAGCGGCAGATATTCCGCGATTGGTTGGCAACATTGCCGCTACGGCACCGGCCATGTTTATGCCTGGCGGAAGAGAATTAACCATTCCTGGTATAGCCGCACGTTTTATGCAAGGAGCGGTCCCTGCGACAGCCATGTATAGCGAAGCGGGAACGCCAGAATCGAAAGTTATGCAAGCAGCAACGGGTGGCGTTGCTGGCGTTGTAGCACCTGAAGTTGTCAAAGGCGCATCGCGCTTGGCGCTTGGCGCACGAGATTTGGCGGCTGACATTGGGCGAGCAACAACTGCCGGCATCACTATTCCTCCGGCGCAAGTGCGTGTTGAAATAAACAATTACATCAAATCAATTGACCCCCAAGCCGATTTATCAAATCTTACGGCAACAGCTCAAGCACGATTGGCTGAAGGAGCAAAACAACAGTTGCGCGTAACTGGAAAACTTGATCCTGCGTCACTCATGAGGCGCGAAGATTTTGAGACGCTTGGCATTCCGTACACGGCAGGACAAGTAACGCGTGATCCGCGCCAGTTTGCTATGGAACGAAATCTTGCCGCTATAGAAACATCAGGCCAACCATTGCTTGATATTTTTACGCAACAACCGCGTCTTTTGCGAGAACGTCTTGAGGCGTTACGCGGACAAGCGCAACCAACGGCATTAGCAACTGGTGAGGCAGTGACCGGCGCTATTGGTCAACGCCAACAACGAAGTGGTTTGTTTGGCGCATTAGGTGCTGATATTGATGCGGCATATAACGCTGCGCGTGGTTTGCCTGGCGCGAAAGATCAGATACCTTTTGGCGATTTTCGCCAACGCATTCAAGCAACGCTTGATGACTTTGAAGACGTCATCCCTGCGCCTGTAAAGAAAAGGATTGATCAGTTCGCTATTGGCGGTGAGGCTGGACGCCCATTTAGCATTGAAGAGGCAATAAAGTTTCGCCAATTACTTACGCAACGAGCTGGAGAAAATCCTGGTTCCGCTAAGGCAATGGGAGATATTAAACGCCAACTTGATGACTATTTAGCGGAAGCCACGCAAGGTTTAGAGGCAAACGAGGCTGTTCAAAAGTTCCGCGAAGGCATCAATCTGTCAGCGGCAAGGGCGAGAGAATTTGATCCGTTTAAACCGATTGTTGCAGGACAAGCCAATCAGGATCAGTTCTTTCAACGATTTATCATTGGTGGACAAACCAAAGACGTTATTGCTTTGCGCAATACACTTACCAAAACGCGCGGACCAGGTATTAGTCAAGACGCCATCGACCAAGCAAAATCAGCATGGGATGATGTGAGAGCACAGACTGTGCAATGGCTTATTGATAACGCCGTTGGAACAACAGGAGCGTTTAGCCAGGCCGGTTACAACGCAGCGCTTAAACGCATTCAACCCAAACTTGAAGTGCTTTTCAACAAAGAAGAAGTTGACCAGTTAAAGCGTATTGGACGCGCATCAACCGCAGCATTTGGCGAACCGGCAACAGGAGGCGTTCCGCTCATCAATCGATCAGGTACTGCGCCAACGCTTATGAATATCATTACGCGCGGTGTTGGCGGGAACATACCGTTGGTTGGTCCTGCCGTTCAAAACATTTCGCAACGTATACAAACAGCAGCGCAAGCAGAGGCAGCGCAACAAGCCGCGCAAGGTGGTGTTGTATCGCCAGCAGTCGCCGCTGCGCGTGAAGAACAGCGAAGAATGCTTGCAAGGCGCATGGCAGGGCCGTTCCAAGTCGGTCCATTTCAAGTTGCGCCATTTCCCGTGATTGGTGGGTTGCTTACCGAAGAGTTTAGAAGGTAAACTACCCACTCAGTTAAGTCTCCTTTCCCTGAGCGTCACGACGACGCATTAGCCACCAACCGCTGGTGGCTTTTTTTTGACCGTTCGTCGGAAATGGATTAGGTATTCCGCCAATCCGATTATGATGGCGATCTATGAAAAAGATCATTCTAGGTGTTGACCCAGGACTAAGCGGAGCAATCGCCGCTGTTTCTCAGCAAAAGTTGATTAGTGTGTTTGATACGCCAACGGTTGAGCGAAAGGTTGGCAAGTCGGTGAAGCGCTTTATTTCGCCACACGAATTACACACTGAGTTAGCGGCATTCCTAGTCGATCACGAGTGCGAAGCATGGATTGAGCAAGTGTCCGCCATGCCAGGTCAGGGTGTCACTTCGATGTTTAACTTTGGCCGGTCGCTCGGTAACGTGGAAGGCGTCTTGGCGTCGCTCAAGATCCGCTATCACTTTGTGCCGCCACTGACATGGCAACGCGCCGTACGTTTAACAGGCGGTAAGGAAGGCGCACGCGCCTTGGCGATGCAAATGTTTCCAGAAATGACAAGCGCCTTTGGCCGCGTTAAGGACAACGGACGTGCTGACGCTGCGCTGATTGCCTTGTATGGCTCGATGCAAACGAAAGAGGGGTGATATGAAAACGCAGGAAGTCGAGAATCTTAAAGAGCTGTTGGCGTATACACGCCAAATGGCAGCGGATTCTGATCGGAAATTAAGAACGGCTCGACAGTTTATCGGCGAGCTTGTGGATGTTAATCGCCTTGGCGGTCAAGCAACGGATCAGCTTCGCAGTCAAGCCATGAGCGTTTTGCAAAGGATCATGTGATGTTAGTGCAACGCGATGGCGAAACAGTGATTGTGGTGGACAGGCCAAAGATTGGATCAGCCTATGAGCCGCCAAAGCCTAATTACTTGGCAGATGACCAGTTATGGATTCAGTCAGTATTCACCTTTAAGCGCGTTCCGGCATACGCCATAAGAGACAGGCAAGCTAAGTTGCTGTTGCTTGGTTCGCTTTACTTGGGCGGTGTCTTGATGCTTGGACAGATTGCACGCTTTTTGCTGCAACGATAAAAATGTTTACCAAGAATCTTTCGTTCAATGTTTTATGGCGAGCGCTGTTTCGCCAATCAAAAAAGGATCGTGTGTATGGAACAAAAAATAACGATTGCTGCAACGGGAACTGTAATCAAGGCAGAGACTGCCCACTCAGAACATCAGGCGGACGATACGTTTGGTTTCGAGGCGATAGCGCCAAAAAAGGGAAGGACGCCCAAAGCAACGGTTGAGGTTGGCGAACTCGAAAAGCGCTTAAACATTGCGCTTGAGAACTTGGCTGATTGCATCGAAACGTTAAAGGGTTTGGAGTCCTATGGACGTTTCAATGATGGCGTGACACGCCGCCGCGCACTGGAGTGCTTAAAGCGCATTGGGGCGTGGGACAACCCATGAAGATGATTGTTTCAACGATCAAAGCCGATAAAGGTTCGCTTCAAGTGTTGGCGGCAAGCGTTGACGCCTATGCGCCAGAGATTGACTTTTGCGTGCAAAACGGAAGCGGACCAACGTTTGGCGAGGACTATAACAAAGCGATTAAGCATTTCATGTCTGACAGTGATGATGGCGTGATCATCGCCAATGATGACATTGTGCTGACGCCTTATTCGTATCGCTTGTTGATGGAAGACGTTGAAGCGCTGACCAAGGTATGCAATGGCAAATTGGGTTTTGTGGGTGCGCGATCAGACTTTTCCAGACCATCGCAAAACATACGCGTGCCGCGTGATGGCCGTGATGTATATGCTGGTATGCGCTGGAGGTCCGAGGGCGCTATGCGTCGCCATCATGTGATCAGTCCATTGTTTGCTTACTTACCACGCGCAGCGTTTGAGGCCGCGCAGTTTCCGCCATTGAATTGGTTTTCAGACGATGTGATGTGCGCCGATTTGGTCAAGCTAGGCTTTAAGCATTTCATATCACGTTCTTATATTCATCATGTTGGCTCGATGACCATTGGCCTTGATATGCAACAAAATCTTGAAGCCAGTAAACCATGGTTGCTTGAACATCGACCAGACTATTGCACCGAGTGGGGTATTTGATGGGAAGCGTAAAAGGAACGAAGGCAGCGCGTATTCAGCGCACCGAAGATTTGTTGAAGTATTTAAAAACAAGATCAACGCTTGTGACGGTGTACTGTTTAGCAGATCGTTTTAAGTGCACGACGAAAACAATTCAATATGCCATGCTGCCGCTGTTGCAAGAAAATATTGTGCGTTCAGAGAAGATCTTGCACCGGCGATCGGTATCCAGCAAAGCCATGATGGTTAACGCGTACATCATGGTTGAGGTACAACAAAAGAAAGAACGCACGAAACGCGATACAAACTTTTGGAACAATCCATTTAAGATCAAACATGAAACCCATCAGACTAGTCACATGCACCAGGCATGACAGAAAAGGTTTTGCCCATACGCCGCTTGGCGTAACGGCATCCCGATTCGGTCATTTGTCATTCATTGAGTTGCAACTATTTACCAACAACACAGCCGGACTTAGCCAGCGCTATAACGAAGCCATTGAGCTCGCCAAGAATGATCCTGCGATTCTGGTGTTTGTGCATGATGATGTGGAAATCGTTGATTGGTGGTGGTTCCAGCGGTTAGCGTTGGCGTTACAAAGCCACCACTTGATCGGGTTAGCCGGTAACCGCCAACGAGCACCAGGCCAGCTGTCCTGGGCTATTGCGAATGATCAAGGGTTGCTGACTGATCGTTCGCTGTGGGCAGGGACTGTGGCTCGCGGCGATGGCAGGCAATTCATTGGATGGGATTGCTTTGCTAACGCCAATGTGGAAGTTGATCTGATCGACGGTCTCTTCATGGCGGCAGATTCGGACGTGTTCCATGACGAAAGTATTAGATTCGATGAGCGATTCACGTTTCATCATTACGACATGGACATCAGCCGCCAATTCCAAAGCAAAGGCTTATCGCTATATGTGCCTGCGATCAGTGTGATTCATCACTCTAATGGCGTGATGGGTGGCGCGTGGAATGAAAGTGCAAAACGCTATTTGGACAAATGGAATGATTGACACAAACAAAATTGCTGAGCGCACGGTCATGCCGGTGTTTGAGCTTCAAGGTTTGCCCTATGTGCCGCATTACAACAAAAGGCACTATTGGGTTGCTCCTGGCGGCATTGAGCGCACGACAACCTGGTTGCGTGAAAGACACGCGCAACTAAACATGGATTACTTGTGGCCGCGTGCTTGGGTTGCTGACACTGACATTTCTATAACGAAAAAGGATTGAGATGAAACGACACAGTGAATGGTCGCCATCAGGGGCGGACCGGTGGCTTGCTTGTCCCGCAACGATTCAGCTCTCACGCGGTATACCGCCACGTGAAGCAGGGGACGCGGCTAAGATTGGAACGGCTGCGCATTTGCTTGCGGAAATTTGCATGATGACAGGACAGACGCCCGATGACTTCATTGAACAAGAATTGGAAGGCATGGTCATTACTGAGGAAATGGCGAAGTGGATTGGCGTTTACACGGACTTTGTGGGCGAATTGGAACAGCGCATGGGGTCGCCGTGCCTTATCGAAGAAACTTTGGATATACCTAATTTTGCTGGTGCTGCTGTGTATGGCACTGCCGATGTTATTTGTTTTAACGATACTGACTTGGTGGTTGCGGATCTTAAGACGGGGCGTATCCGCGTTGATGTCGAGGGTCCGCAACTTAAGCTGTACGCGCTCGGTGCTTTGAAGCGTGCGCCTGAAAGCATTAAGAACATTACGCTTGCCATCATCCAGCCAACTACGGAACCTGAGATTCGTTTGGCGTTCATGACGAAGGCTGAGTTACTAGACTGGTCCGCTAACGTGATGGAGCCTGCGCTACGCGCAACGCTTGCGCCGTTTCCGCCAACGGTTGAAGGTGAGCACTGCCGGTGGTGTCCTGCAAGGTCCAAATGCCCTGCGAAAGTGGCACGTGTTGAAACGCTTGCAGGCGTCACTGAAAAGAACATCGACAGCGCATCCGAAGAAGAGCTGAACGCCATGCTTAATATGGCAGAGGATGCGCAGGCAACGATTGACGCCATCCGCGATCGCGTGTTTACAGCGCTAACGGACGGGCGTGAGTTGCACGATTGGATGCTTGTGCCGAAACGCGCAACGCGTAAGTGGGCCAATGATGAGCTGATGGCGGGGTTACTCGCCACGCATAAAGGTGCTGTGAAGACAGTGCCTATTACGCCAGCGCAGCTAGAGAAAAAATATCCAGACGTTTATCAAGAATTCGCCGACAAGGTCACGGCTGAATCAAGCGGTCAAACGCTTGGACGCAAACCTGCGCCAAATCTGACCTAACTTTCAAAAGGAACTTTCAAATGCTAGGAATTACTGGTGGTGGATCAGGCTTGCCTTACATTCGTTATTCGCCAAGCATGAACGTGTGGAAGGATAAGAGTGGGCAGGAAATCCAACTCAAAAAGATGTTGTTTGATGTCGATAACGTTCAGACCGGATGGTTGTTGCTCGAAACGGGTGTGCGTGATTGGCAACCCGATCAAACGCTTGGTCGCCAAGGTGCAAAGCCTTCAGAGACGCACAAACGTGGATTTGTGGTGCGCTTTTACTCGCGTGATATGGGATGGGTTGAGTGGTCTTCGAACAGCGCTGGCTGCAACATGGGCCTTGAATCGCTGTATCAGGAAGCCGCCAAGGATCGCCATGCGAACCATGGCAAGTTGCCGATCATCGAGTACCTTGGTGCCGAGGCTATGAAGGTGGGGAAAGGCAACACGCGCAAGCCTAAGTGGCGCGTCACAGGATGGGCAGCCGCGCCTGTCGATGGTGCTGAAAGCGCACCTGTTGCTGCGCCTGTGCCTGCGCCAGAGCCCGTTGCAGCGGTGCAGCAAAAGGAAGAAGAGTTTTAGGCTAACTTAGCTTTCAAAAACCCAGTCTTTTTAGGCTGGGATTTTTTGACCCTGGAGGATTCATGGCACAAGGCATTTACAAAATCACGGAAGAATTTGAACGATTGGTTGCCGAGTACACGGGTGCGCCATACGCTATTGCGATTGATAACTGTTGCAACGCGCTGTTCTTGGCGCTGACCTATGAACGCGTCAAAGGCACGACAGTGCGTCTTCCATCGCGCACTTATCCAGGCGTGCCGTGCGAGGTCATTCATGCAGGCGGCATCGTTGATTGGTATCCGGTGACGGGTAGAACGATCAAGGGTGCGTATCAGTTATCGCCAACGCGTGTGTGGGATGCTGCTCTGTCGTTCACGTCACAGATGTATCTCAAAGGCTCGCACATGTGCGTGTCGTTTACCGGTCCTTATAAGCATTTAAAGCTAGGTAAGGGCGGCGCGATTCTCACTGATGACTATCAGGCCATGCTGTGGTTTAAGCGTGCCAGGTTCAGCGGCAGGCGTGAGTGTTCGTATCACGACGATCATTTCGACATGCTTGGTTGGAACTTTTACATGATGCCGGACGTGGCAGCGCGTGGCGTGTTGCTGATGCAGCAGTTCTACGAGCGTGATGGTACGCCAAAGATCATGGAGGACATCGAGATGAGTTATCCCGATCTGTCCAAGTTCCCTGTTTATGCGTTTGGTGGTGAGCGATGAACCGTGAAGACATTATCAAGATGGCGAGAGAGGCAGGCATCAAAGGTCCAGCACCAGCTCGGCAGGGTTTCAAGATGTACGCCAACCCGCAAAGGCTTGAAGCCTTCGCCGCACTTGTTGCAGCCAGAGAAAGAGAGGCGTGTGCGATGGAAGCTGAATATGAGGCGGCACGATGGCCGTACGCACCTGAGTGCAGGGAGCCGTGCGAGGACATTGCCAAATCCATTCGCGCAAGGGGTGAGCAATGAGCGTAGAAGCAATGAAGCTGGCGCTTGAGGCGTTGGAGAAAGTCACCAAGCATTTCACAAGAACGCATAGCACTCTGATGGATAGCGAGGCCCGAGTAGAAGCACACAGCGCCATCACCGCACTGCGCCAAGCCCTTGAGCAGCCAGCCGATGAGCCGGTGACGTGGCAGGGTATTCACGACACAATCAAACTGGCGCGGGAGGCTGGGCTTGATCCTGACCTTTGGAATTACACCGATGCTTTTGAACGCTTTGCTGCCCTTGTTGCCGAGCATGAGCGAGAGGCGTGTGCAAAGGTGTGTGAAACGATGGGGGAAGATGGTTATGGATGGGTAGCCATCACAGCAACCATACGAGCAAGGGGTGAGCAATGAAAACCCCTAAGCGCATTTGGGCGCGCGAAATCGCCCGCAAAGAAGCCGACTACTGGGAAAGCACGAACAAGCTGCAACGCGAACGAGGCGAGTCTGAATACACCCTTGAGTGGATGTTCACGTCACTATGGCTAAAAGGCTTTGAAGCCGGACGCAGGGATGCAGCTCAAAGGAAAAAAGCCGGTGGTGATCAATGTGAAGTTAAAAACAAGAGGGAATCATGAGTAATCAATACATTATTTTTGGATCAGGTGGGCTCGCCAAGGAGTTGATCGGATACATCGAATCCGAGGGTAAGGACGAGGTGATGTGCGTGGTTTCAACGGAACCTTTTGGCGATAACCGATTCGGGCGCAAGTACGCCGTTGTTGAAAACATCCGCGTGGGCGCGTTTCCTGGTTCCAAGTTCTTGTTAGCGGTGGCCGATCCCGATGTGAAGCGTGCCATTGTGGACAAGAACGAAAAGCGATGGGCAACTTATATTCATTCAAGTTGCACCATATCGCCATACGCCACGATTGGCATGGGCTGTGTTCTCGGTCCGCAGTGCATTGTCACGGCTGACGCCATATTGGGTGAGTATGTGTTCATGAACACGCACGCAACGGTTGGGCATGACTCGATTGTGCATTCATGGACAACGATGTTCCCCAAAACGGAAGTGTGCGGCGATTGTGAAATTGGCACGAGTTGCATCTTAGGCATTGGCAGTTATGTATTGCCGAAGAAGACGCTCGCCAATGGCATTAAGGTTTCAGCGGGTTCCGTAGTACGCCATTCGTTTGACCAGAAGCATCACGTTGGGATCACGTTGCAGGGCAATCCGGCGGTGCCTAGATGACAGCAGAACAGTTAGCGCAATCGCTTGGCAACGCCAAGCGATACGCAAGGGGGTGGTTGGCGTCATGCCCTGTGCCTGGTCATGGGTCAGGTAAGGGGGATAAGCATCCATCGCTAGCGATCACGCGCAGTGGCGACAAGTGGCTATTCAAGTGCTTTGGCGGTTGCGATCAGGGCGATGTGTTTGCCGCCATCAAGTCCTATTTACCAACGGGTGGATTGAACTGGAATAAGCCAGCGGTGGCGCGTGATCCTTTGTCGGGTATCCGACCCATTGTTCCGCCAACGATGAAAGAGGTGATGGCGTGGGATTACATCGATGAGTATGGCGAGGTCACGGGACAGAAGGTGCGGTTCGAGCTCGAGGATGGCAGCAAGACTTATCGCCAGTACCAGGTGCTTAACGGTGAGCGCGTCCCGTCGATACGCAACTGGACGCCGATACCTTTCAATCTGCCTGCGATGATCGCCAAGCCTAACGCGCCTGTGTTTATTTGCGAAGGGGAAAAGGCAGCGGAGTTCTTATCAAGTTTCTTTGGCGTGGTGGCCGTGTCAGCGCACCAAGGTTCAAGCGATTGGCCGGCAGCGATCACGCCATGGTTTCACGGTCGATTGGTGGTGGTGCTGCCGGATAACGATTTACCAGGCTGGAAGTACGCCAAGCGCGTTGTGAGGGCGCTACTAGGAACTGCGCAGGCGATCAAAGTTGTGGACCTGGCTGATGATCGGTCATCGATTGGCGATGACGCTGTGGAGTATTGCTCGCAAGGCAAGGCGTTTGATGATTTCGCCAAGTGCGTAGCCTTAGCGCAAACCGTTGACGATTACGAGGCGATTGAACCGCCACAACGGCTAACAGGAAACAAGGAAGCGGAGAGCGAACCCGAATCAGTCACGCCACAAGCCGAACCGTTCCCTGAAGTCATCGAGGCGCAATCGCAGCAGCGCTACAAGGTCGAGATGTGGCGTGACGCCAAAGA